TGGATAGCTGTTACATATATGTTACAGTCTGATAAAAAAAGTGAAAAAAGTGAAAAAAAGTAAAAATAATCGTTTACATTCATGTGTTTTTATGGTAGATTAATAGTATAAGGTAAATAAAAAAGGAAGATAAATGTCAAACGAATCAATATTTTTAGAAGCAGATAACGGCGGAATCGCTGTATACGAAGGTCCTGGCAACAGAGTTGACTGGGCAAAGAATGTTCTTTCACTTTCGACTGTTATCGAAAACTGGGATCTTCTAGATAGACCTAATGTTTTCTTCACTAGCTCAATGGACTTCGCTAGTGAGTATGGTTTCAAAAGAAACCAAGACGCTAGAATTCTTTTTGGCGAAGCTTCAACAATCGTTCTTCAAAGAGAAGCCGATGAAGAAAGACTAAGAAGAAAAATGAACAGAGCAATTATTGATGGAGTTATATAATGAGAAAAGATTTAGCAGATATGGTAGTGACTATCTCTCAAATGACAGATAGATCAGACTTAAAAGTTTTGAACGACACACTTTTTAGACAATTCAAATACTTACAACAGCTTGAAGCTAAAAAGGCTAAAATGAAATTTAGAGTTGGTATGCCTGTTTCTTTCCACTCAAAAGTAAGTGGTAAGTTCCCACATGTCGGTACGATTAAAAAGATCAATCGAACAAAAGCTATTGTTGCAATTCCTGGCGAATTTGACTGGAATGTGCCACTAGAAAAACTAAAGTTAGAAGGAGCTGCTTAATGCAAGTACTCTATGAAGTACATTATGAAGATATCTCTGGCTGGAAATACCAGTTCATAAAGCTTACTGTAAAGCAAGCCGCAGAGATCGCAATGAGATTAGAAAAAGATGCAAGAACCGTAAACGTACGGGTTATTCAGGAGGAGTACGTATAATGAAATGTAGATATAAATTTAAATTTCCTGTAGACGAATTTGGTCGACCAGGTGGAATGTACAGTTTAGCTGATTTACCAGTTGTTGGTTATAAAATACTTGAAAGAGTTGGTACACTTAAAAAGCGTGATACCGCAAAAAAACTCTATGAACTTCAAGATATGGAAAAAAACTGGACTCTTGTAGTACCATTTGAAGATGTAGAAATTATAACGTCTCCACTAAAGGAGGTTATATAATGGGTTTTGCATTTGATGATAAAAGAAACTCAAACTACTTAGGTAGGTTTGATAGAACTAATCAATCCGATATGATGGAACTAAACATCGCTAAAAAAATGGTAAAGCATTTCAATAGAGATCAAAGAAATAATAAATCCTTTGACAAAAGTGGTAAGCCAATCAAAACAACTCCGTATAAATGGAGAATTGAATACCGAGGACGTGAAGTCTTTAAGAAGGTAGTAGTTCCAGGATTTAGTAAAGGACCTGTCAAATTTGGTCCTTGGGGCAATATTGCTGGTGGCATGAAAAACGCCAAAGTTGTAGATGCCTACATCTATAGAAGATACGAATACTAGAATTTCTCGGTATCTTCCTTTTATTTCCTTATAGCCGAGAAAAGGAAAGGGCCCCACGCGGGCCCTTTTTGTTTTAAACTATATAAATAGTAGTACCCAGGAGGATTACAAATGATTGATTTAAATAAACTAGACAAAGCATTCTTAGCCGAAGCTCAGAAGCAGTTCATATTCAATCTCACTTCTCAAGATTTTGGATCTAAGACTCACAAAAAAGAAATACAATATTTGTTTAACTCAAATATATTTCCTAAGTTTAATATGAATGATGCAATTGATGGTGTACCAAGAAATGCGGAGCAGATTAATACACTCATAAGAGAATTAAAAGGATATGGTAACGCAACATTTGAAAGAATATACAAATATCCCATGACAGGAGTTGGTCCTGGAGAGATAATGCTTTATTTCTTATTAAATGATTGTACACTTGGTGGAGGTGGTTCTGCTGGAGTTGATATTAAGATTAGAGGTAAGAACTTTGAAGTTAAGTCAGTACTAAATCCTCAAGAAGAAAATTATTCTTTTGTAAAAGGATTTAAGATTGGTGGAACAATGAATACTTCTGCCATGGTTTCTGCAGCGTTAAGTATAAAAAATCAAGCTATGGAGGCCAAGGATATTGATACAAACGATGAAGCATCTGGTGTTAGTAGTAAACAGATAAAACAAATTAGAAAAAATCCTACTTGGGGAAAGATGTGGAAAGAAAAAGTTGAAGGACCCTATGGAAAGATAGCAGGAAGATATATGTCAGCAAATCCAGTTATATTCATGATTAATACCTCGCCGAAACCTAAACTTGGAGAAGTAGTTCATTTTGGCGCTGTAGAACCAGAGAATGTATTTTTAGACGTTGTCACTCAAAATGTTATTAAACCAGTTGTAAGAATAAAAGGACAGAAAGGAAAGGCTCCAGTTTCATGATCAATTTTGATGAATTTATAACTGATCTTAACGAATCTAAAAACACTCATATGACTCATATTGAGGATAGGGTCATTTATGGTGGTGTCAATGGTACTCGTGAAGCTATATTTGCTCTTAGAGATTTAAGAGATATGTTGGGTGGAGTCAAAGATGGAAGTGTCAGCGTTAAGTGGGACGGAGCACCTGCAATATTTTGTGGTACTGATCCATCTGATGGAAAGTTTTTTGTGGCAAAGAAAGGTATATTTAACAAAAATCCAAAGATATACAAAACAAATAAAGATATTGATGATGATACCTCTGGTGCTTTAAATAAAAAAATGAAACTAGCATTACAGTTTCTACCAGATCTTGGTATCAAAGGTGTAATCCAAGGCGATTTTTTATTTGGTCCTGGTGACGTAACAAAACAAAAAATAAAAGGAAAGAAGTATTTAACCTTTCATCCAAATACTATTGTTTATGCTGTTCCAGATGGTACACCATCAGCTATGGAAATAAAGAGATCTAAAATTGGAATAGTATGGCATACCTCATACTCTGGTTCATCATTTGAAACCATGAAAGCTTCTTATGGTGTTAATGTTTCTAGACTAGCAAGGAGTGCAAATGTTTGGTCACAAGATGCTATGTTAAAAAATGCTATGGGTGCTACAATGTCTAAGAAAGATACTGATATTGTTAATGAATATCTCAGTGAAATTGGCAGAGTATTCAACAGGATAGCTGGATCGACACTTAGAGAATTAGAATCAAATAAAGATCTCGCACAACACATTGAACAGCACTCAAATACTTATGTTAGAGCTGGTCAAATACCACCAGATCCAAAGAGAAGAGTTGCAGCATTGATAAGATTTATTAATACTAAATATAGGAAAGAAATCAATACAAGAAAAACAGAAAAAGGAAAGGCTGGTCAACAAAAGAAACTTGATGATTTGTTAAATTTCTTTTCAATACGAAATAGGTCAAGTTTAGAACAGATGTTTGACCTACAAAGACTAATAGTACTTGTAAAATTAAAACTTATAAATACACTAAACCGTCTTAATAAATTAGATACATTTATTAAGACAACAAAGGGATATAAAACAACAGGGCAAGAAGGCTACGTAGCAATAGACAGACTTGGTGGTGATGCGGTAAAGATTGTTGATAGATTAGAATTTTCATACAACAACTTTTCGCCTAGTGTATTAAAAGGATGGGACAAAGCCGGGAGATAAGGAATGAGTTTACCTAAAAACTTAAAACTGACTGATCTTATATTAAAAGAACCAGTAGATTTTAAAGCACCTGGGCAACCAGATGAAATCAAATACAGAAGACATCGACGTAGAGTTGGTGTTGGTGGTAACGATGAAAGCGTAAAGTTTACAGTTAATGGTGTTACCAAAAGTATTGATCCATTTAATCTTAAAAGAGAAGATTTAAAATTCTTAAAACAAATGAGTAAAGCTGATCTTGGTGAAGCTTTATCTATGATGCAAAGGTTAAGAAGAGGAAGACTTCTCAAAAGAATCAAATCAAAATTAAAAAGAGGATCTCGAATGGCTCGAAGACGTGTCGCGTCTTTGGCAGTTCTTACTAAGAGAGCAAGAAGAGCAGCAAGAAATCTCATATTAACAAGACTGACAAAAGGTAAGAAAAAAGGAGACTTACCATTTTCTAGAAGAAGTGAACTTGAAAGAAGACTAGAAAAACCTGCAATAGCAAACAGATTAAAAATGATTGCAAAAAGACTCATACCTCAAATGAGAAAGAAAGAACAAGAAAGAAGAAAGAGTGCTCAACAAAAATGATATCATCGTTTAAACAGTACTTAGTTGAAGAAGAAAGGCATGCTTATTTTACACTTGGTAGAATGAACCCGCCTACTATTGGTCATGGAAAACTTATTGACAAGTTATCTTCTAAAGCTGGTCGTAACCCTTATAAAATATTTTTAACACAAACACAGGATTCTAAAAAGAATCCTTTATCATATCCACAAAAAGTAAAATTTGCAAGAAAGATGTTTAGAAAACATGCTCGTAATATTGTATTGAACAAGAAAATTAAAACAGTTATGAATGCCGCTGTAGATCTATATGACTCAGGTTTTAGAAGTGTGACTATGGTGGTAGGAGATGATAGAGTAAGAGAATTTAATGCATTATTGAATAACTATAATGGTAAGAGAAGCTCTCATGGTCTATATAATTTTAAAGAAATAAATGTTGTATCTGCAGGAGAAAGAGATCCAGATTCTGAAAGTGCTTCTGGCGCGTCAGCTACTAAACAAAGAGAAGCCGCATCTGATAATGATTTCACAAAATTTTCTCAAGGACTTCCAAAGGATACATCTAATAAAGATGCAAAGTCTTTATTTAACGCAGTGAGATTAGGAATGGGATTAAAAGAAGAAACTGAATTTAAAAACAAAGTAAAACTTGATTCTGTATCTGAAATTAGAGAAAAATTTGTCAGTGAAGATATTTTTAAAGTTGGTGATCAAGTAGTAATTAAAGAAACAGATGAAGTTGCAATAATATCACATAGAGGATCTAATTACGTGATATTGGAAAAAAGTGATAATACTATAGTTCGTAAATGGTTAGATGCTATAGAAGCATTAGATGCAAAAGGACTTCAATCTATAGGTTGGGACAAATACAAAAAAGATAGTAAAAAAAGTATGAACCCAGATTATCCAGATAGAGGTACTGATGCAAGTGTTATAAAGGCTGTAGGTATCACACCAGGACAGGCAATGGCTACAATCACACCAGGAAAGAAGTTAACTTTTAAAAAGTTTACCGAGGTACAAGATCCTGTAAAGATAGCAAAAGCCAGAGCCAAAAGAAGAGCGGACGCAATTGATAGATCTAATGATAGAAGAATTGATAGAGCGATCATGCAAAAAGCAAGAATGAAGACTAGGAATAATTAAGGGAGAAAGTTATGCCAAAAGCAAATATATTTGAGGAGTATGCGGATCTTTTTGAAGCAGAAGATATCGATCCAAAAGAATATGACTATGAAGGAGAGATGGCAAAGGATCAATTACTAACAATGGCAGATGCTGCTACTGAATTACATGATATGTTAGAGGATACCGAAAATCTCCCTGAATGGTGTCAAAATAAAATATCAAAAGCAACTGATTACATTGATACAGTTAGAGATTACATGTTAGCCAAGAAAACTAAAGCCGGCGGGAATGATTTAGATGATGTAGAAAAAGAAATGAAAGAATATAAAGAAATGAATCCTGGAAAGGCCGTAAACAAAATGGTCAGTTCTTTAGCCAAGAAAGTAAGAGGTATGAAGAATGAAATCTCAGTAGGAATGAGAAACAAATATTATGACGCTGCCAAAAAATCACATGATAGAGCAGGAAATTCAGCTTTTGCCAGACATCTTAGAAAAGAACCAGGTATAGAAAAAGATTTAGATACAATGCGTAAAAGAAAAGCTGGTATAAAAATAGCTAAGAATCAAGCTATTAAAAATATCAGAAGAGAATTATATCCAAAGAAAAAGAAAAATGAAAACAGTGATATGTATACCAAAAATACTGCAACAAAGGATAAGATGGCGTATAAAAAAGATAATCAAAAAAATGCTCCATATAACCAAACGTTAGAAGAATGGAAACAAAAATTATCCGAATCTGTTGTTATAGAAAAATTAAAAGTTTCTGATGGAATGGGTGCATGGGTAAAGGACTTTCAAAAAAGTGATGCACCTCAATTCAAAGGAAAAGACGATAAAGAACGAAGAGATATGGCTATAGCCGCTTACTTATCAGCTAAAGAAGGGAATTAAAATGGTTGACAATGAAGATAATGAAATTAATAATAAAATTTATGCTGCGTATAAACTAGCAACTCAAGGTTCAACAGTTGATCAGCAAAGAAGTGAGATTGAAGAAAAGATTAAAGGATTACAAGCCGAGCTTGATACTTTAAATAAAGTTGAACCACCAGTAGAAGCAGCACCAGAGGAAAGTGATGAAAACATTTAAATCTTTTTTAGAAGGCACAGGCAAGAAAAAAGGCGAAACTTGGGAAGCCGGTTACAAGCGTAGGGTTGTAAAAACTACAAAGCCTGAGCACAAAGATAAAGGTTACAATTGGAGGATCAAAGGTAAAGAAAGACCTGAGATCTCAATAAGGTTATATAAAGAAAAGCCGTCACAGGCTCAGTTTAACAAACAAATGAGAAGGGTAGCAGGTCATGAATTCGGAGGTTAAAAAATTTAAGAGTTACTTAAGGATAGATGAATATTGTGAAGAATGTAATTTATATGAAGACCTTGAGATAACAGAAGCGGAATATCAAGGGAAGAAAGTAAAACTTAATGATCCAATTCGAGCTAATGATGGCAAGAAAAAGTTTCATGTATATGTTAAAAACGAAAAAGGTAATGTAATTAAGTTAGGATTTGGCGATCCAAATATGGAAATCAAAAGAGATGATCCCGCAAGACGTCGATCATTTAGAGCAAGACATAATTGTGATAATCCAGGTCCAAAATATAAAGCCCGATACTGGAGTTGCTACCAGTGGAGAGCAGGAGCAAAGGTAGATAACTAATGTTAACATTTAAAACATATATTTCAGAAGATGGCCCTTGTTGGGACAGTCACAAACAAGTTGGCATGAAGAAAAAAGGAAATCGAATGGTTCCTAATTGTGTTCCAAAAGAAGAACGAGCTGACAGACAACGTGAGGATCCAGATATTGGTGATAGAAAAGGTTCTCAACCTGCAATATATCATAAAGGAATGTCTAAATCGAAAAAGTTAGCAAGAGATAGGCAATTCAAGAAACAAACAAAGTTACCATCACGCATGGCTAAAGATGCACCTGGTGATAAAGCCGCTCGAAAGAAACCAATGCCAAAGTCTAAACACACATTAGCATACCAAAAAAAGTTTGGAAATTAAAATGGACAAGAAAAAGAAAACTGTAGACGAAGGAACTTACAAAGTAGAGATTGAAGGTCTTCCTAAAATGTACATGGATACAGATAATCCAGGAGAACTTAGAAGAGATCTTAGAAAAATCGTAAGAAAAGTTGATATGGTAAAAAACGTTGAAAGAGTTCAAAAGTCTCAAGTAAGGAAAGACTTGCAGTTAAAAATACAAGGAAAAGATGACATGGAAGAAATGACTATGGGCCAAGGAATCGAAGTTAAAAAAACAGCAGTTGGAGACAGACCAAAAGGTTATGGTTGGAGTCTC